TTATTAACCCTAACTACTTAGGAGAAGTAAATGGCTATTGAATCAGATATTCAAAATGCAGACAGTCGATTGGCTGTTCAGTTTTATAACCGAGCAGTAAAGAATGAGCCTAAAAGCTTAGAAGCTGGCAGACCCATTTTTGAAGATAAAATCTATATCAAGATTTGTGTACCTGGTGATAATTTAAGTGAAATTGATCGACCAATGTACAACGAGGACAAATCAAGATTCCCTAAACATTGGTATGACTTCCAAAATCGTCATGGAAATGATGAAGTTTTAACAGGAACACCTGTGGAAGAATGGTCAATTTTGACAAAAGGACAGGCTGAAGAGCTAAAAGGTCTGAAATTCAGAACAATTGAGTCTATTGCTAATTGTGCAGATGCTCAGTTGCAACGAATTGGCATGATTGCAGGTATGTCACCCCATGCTTTCCGAGATAAAGCCAAAGCTTTCCTTAATATTGCACAAACATCAGCAGATGCAGAGAAAAGAGAAGCTGAATTAGCTGCAATTAAAGCTGAAAGTGACAAAATTAAGGCTGAATCTGATGCAAAGATAGCCAAAATGCAAGAACAACTAGAATCTTTAATGGCTCTAGTAGCTGAAAAAAAGAAACCAGGTAGAAAACCTAAAGAAGTAGAAGAAGAGTAAAAAATTGGGGGTGAAATTCCCCCTTTTTTTATTAAAATTGCTATAATTGCCCAAAATACCCAACTACTTGGGGAATTAACTCAAGTAAAGGATTTTTATGTCTAGCACAATGCTTCAATTAGTCCAACAAGTTACAGCAGAATTGAACTTAGCTGTTCCCAATGTTGTTGTTGGCAGCCAATCACAAGATGTGAGTCAAATATTAGCTCTGATGAATCGAGCAGGATATGACTTAACTAAAGAATATGATTGGAGAGCATTAGAAAAAGAATACCGATTTTATACCCAAGCCATTAGCACTACAGGTGATGGGGTAGAAGGCTCTTACAACCTTACTAATGTGGCAGATACCACAGGTTTAGATAGTAAGTGGATGGTAACAGGTACAGGCATTCCACAGGATTGTTCTATTGTTTCTGTGGTTGGCTCAACAGTTACCCTTAATCAGCCATTACAAGCCACAGGAGTAGGAATTGACCTTACATTTGGTCAAACTAAATATGACCTACCACCTGACTATGAAACCATTACAGATAGAACTCAATGGGATAAGACGAAACATTGGGAAATGTTAGGTCCTGAAGATGCTCAACAATGGCAATGGTTGAAGTCTGGTTATATCTCTACTGGTCCAAGAGTTCGTTGGAGAATTTTAGGGCAATATTTCCAAATATGGCCGCTAATGAATACCCAAGAGTATTTAGGTTATGAATACCGATCTAAGGCTTGGGCTGTAGGTGCTGATGGAACACCTAAGAATAGCTTTACTGCTGATACAGATACTACTATTTTTGATGATGCTGTGATGGTTTTGGCAACAAAAATGAAGTATTTTCAAATTAAAGGTTTTGATACAACATCATTAATGCAAGACTATCAGAGATATTTGTCTGTAGCTAAAGCTAATGATAAGGGTTCAGCAATCCTCAGTTTTGCTCCATACCCATCTAAGGTTCTTATCGGTTATGCAAACATTCCTGATACAGGCTATGGCTCATGATTTTAGGTCAGCCAAAGCAAAGAACTGCTAAAACAGCATCTATTCCTGCACCTTTAGGTGGGTGGAATGCTAGGGATTCATTGGCTAACATGAACCCAATGGATGCTGTTGAGATTATTAATTTCTTCCCTACTCCTACTGATGTAACCTTAAGAAAAGGTTATACAAAGTATTCAACAGGTATTACAGGGCAAGTTAATAGTTTGATGAACTATGCTGGCACTACATCTCAAGAATTGTTTGCTGCTGCTGGAACAACTATTTATTTTGCTGATGAAGGAACTGCTGTTGCTCAAGTAACAGGTCTTACAAATGATAAGTTTCAGCACATTAATATTTCAACTGCTGGTGGACATTTCTTAGTAGCTTGTAATGGTGCTGATCCTGTACAAATTTACAATGGCACAGACTGGTTTTCAATAGCAACTACATCAACTGCTCAAACAATTAGCACTATTACTCATGTAGGGGCTGTTGCAACATTAACTACTGCAAGCCCTCATGGATTGGCAACAGGTAATTATGTAACAATTACAGGGGCTACTCCTTCTGAATACAATGGTTCTTTTAGAATCACAGTAACAGGGGCTAGTACATTTACTTATACAATGGCATCAACTCCTGCCACAAATGCTACAGTTGTTGGGTCATATTCTGTTTTAGGTATTACAGGGGTAGATTCATCTACATTTATCAATGTAAACCTATTTAAAAACAGGCTTTACTTTACTCAAAAAGACACCATGAAATGCTGGTATTTGCCAGTAGATTCTATTGCAGGTGCAGCAAGCCCATTAGAATTTGGTGGTATAGCTCGTAATGGTGGTTTTTTACAAGCTATGGGCACATGGACTATTGATGCTGGTCAAGGTGCTGATGACTATGCTGTATTTGTTACAAACATGGGTGAGGCTATTGTTTACAATGGAACAGACCCTTCATCAGTCGATACATGGGCTTTAAAAGGTGTTTGGCAACTTGGTCAAACATTTAGTCGTAAATGCTTCTTTAAGTGGGCTGGTGACCTTTTATTGCTTACTCAAGATGGTTTAGTGCCTTTAGCATCAGCTTTGCAATCAAGTCGATTAGACCCAAGGGTAAATCTTACAGACAAGATTTATTATGCAATTAGCCAAGCTGCAAGTAATTATTATGATAATTTTGGATGGCAAATTAACTATTTTGCTTCTGAAAATATGCTTATTCTTAATGTGCCTACAGATGATGGTAATGAGCAATATGTCATGCACACCATTACTAAGTCTTGGGGTAGATTTACAGGCATAGAAGCTACCTGTTGGGAAGTTCATGATAAGAACTCGATGTTCTTTGGTGGAAATGGTTATGTTGGCAAGTTTTATGATGATTTTGCCGATGATGGAGCAAATATTACTGGTCAAGTTCAGCAAGCTTATAGCTATTTTGATATGCAAGGTCAGCAAAAACGATTCACAATGGTTCGACCAATTTTGCTAACCAATAATGGTGCACCTACTATTGCTTGTGGTATTAATGTGGACTTTGATACTCAAAATGCCACAGGATCGGTAACATTTACCCCTGCCACATCATTAACCATAGGTAAATGGGATGTAGCCACTTGGGACAATAATGTTTTTGGTGGTGGTTATTTCCAAGTTAATAAGGTTTGGCAAGGAGTAACAGGTTTAGGCTATTCTGCTGGGGTATATATCTCTGTAGCATCTAGGAATATTGATGTTCATTGGACTTCTACAGATTATGTAATGGAAGCAGGTGGAGTGCTTTGATTTGTTTGGATAAAAACCGAGTTGGTCCTTGGATTGCTGAGGAATTGCAAATGGTTTGGACTCCAGAAAATTCAAGCACAATAGGGTGGATAATTGAAAATGAGCTAGTTGCAGGTGTTTGGTATGAGGACTTTAATGGCAAATCAGTAACTTGCCACATAGTCATTAAAAAACCAATAAATCGTCAATTTTTAGCTATCATTTTTGACTATCCTTTTATACAATTGGGGGTAGATAAAATAATCGGACCTGTAAAATCAAATAACCAAAAGGCTATTGATTTTGATAAGAAATTAGGGTTCAAAGAAGAAGCTCGATTACTTGATGCTTTCCCCGATGCAGATTTAATATTCTTTGTAATGAACAAAGAGGAATGTAGATTTTTAGGAGAAAGATATGGGAAAAAGCTCTAGCACCCCACCAGCACCAGATTATGTGGCAGCCGCAGAAGCTACAGCCGCAGGTAATCGTGTTAATCAAGTAACACCTTATGGTACTTTTACTTACAATGAAACAGGCAAAGATAGCCAAGGTAATCCTATTTGGACTGCTACTACAGCCCTTTCTCCAGACCAACAAAAACTATTAGATATTCAAAATCAGACTTCTTTAGGTCTTGGGAATCTACAACAACAAGGTTTAGGTTATGTTGAAAATATGTTGGCTAACCCTTTTGATACTAGCAAGCTTGCACAAACAGGCATAAATCCTGGTGAAACAATGCAAGACTCTATTATGAGAAGATTACAACCTCAAATAGCTCAACAACAAGAATCTTTTGATGCAAAAATGGCTAACCAAGGTATTGTGCCAGGTACTCAAGCTTATGAAAATGCTAAGAGAAGCTTTGACCAACAACAAAATGATTTGCTGACAAGTGCAGTTATTCAAGGGACACAGACAGGTCTTGCTGCTAATCAACAAGGCTTTAACCAATTGGGTTATATCCGTAATGAGCCTATTAATACATTAAATGCTATTCGATCAGGATCACAAGTAACTAATCCTACTTTTGGTCAAACAGCAGCAGGTCCTGATTTATTGGGGGCAACTCAAGCTGGATACAATGCTCAATTAAGTGATGCTAATGCTAAAAATGCTGCTCAAAACTCATTTACAAGTGGGTTGATGGGTTTAGGTGGCACATTGGGTGGTGCTTACATGATGAAGCCATTTTAAAGGTCAAATATGAACCCATATATCACTAATCAAGAAGCTCAAAAGTTGTTTGCTACAACTCAAGGAAATCATTTACAAAACCAATTCCATGCACAGCAATTACAACAGATGGGTCAATTAGCAAGCCAAGCAGGACAGATGCCTCAAGGTTATTCTGGAGCTAACCCTTTAGCTTTAGCTTCTATGTTGAGAAAAGGAACACCTAGCTCAACTGATTTCTTGTCTAGTGGATATACAGCACCAACAGTAGGAATTGATCCAACAGCTAGTTATGGATATAACATTAATTCAACATCTGGCTATGGTCTTAAATAAGGAATAATTATGGCTAATCCATTCATCACAACTGCCGCACCAACAACAGTAGTAGACCCTGATTCACAGGCTTTACAAAAATCAAGACAATATGCTGCTATGTTGTTGCAACAAAACAATCAGCCTCAAGGGAAAATGGTAGGTGGTCATTTTGTACCTCCATCATGGACTCAGCAGTTAAATTCTGCATTGAATCCTATTCTTGGTGGTTACATGATGAATAAAGCTGATGAAGCACAATTAGCCTTACAAGAAAAACAAAGACAAGAAACTGCTCAAGGTTTGATGGAATACAACCGATTGAGATATGGTCAGCAAGGAACTGCTGATGTTGTGCCACAAGGTCAAACTCTTAGAGATGATGATGGCAACCTTACTTATGGTTCACAAGTTGGCACTCCTAATGTTGAAGCTAACCCTGCTGCCGCTTATGCTTATGCTTTAAGAAGCAAGTCACCAACTGTTTACAACATGGCTATGGAAATGCTTAAGCCACAGAAACTTGGTGAGGGTGAAAGAATTGTTACTTACAACCCAAATACAGGTAAAGAAGAAGTTGTTATGCAAGGTGGTGAAAAATACCATGCACCTGTACAAACTGATATGGGTGACAGAATTAGGCTTGAATATGCAAATGGCAAAGTTGAATTTGTGCCTAAAAATCTTAGTTCTAAAGATATTATGCAAGGTCGATTTGAAGGTTGGTACACAGGTGGTGGAATGCCTAATGTTAATAATTTTGGCGGTTCTGCAACTGGTGGTGCAAATACAGTTCAAGTTCCTAAAGGGGATGAAAAATATTTACCTAAAGATATTCCTCAATATGTTTACGACTCAAGTATTACTCCAAAAGCAAACATGGAAAATGCTGCTAAATTTAGTGTTGAAAATCAAAATAATGTTAAAAATGCCAAAAATTCATTTGGTGTAATTAAAGAAGCTGCAAATATTTTAAATTCAAATGCACCTAGTTCTGGTCGTGGTGAAAACATTATTACTGGTGCTAGAGAATTCTTTGGTGGTGGTGGTGAAACATCTAAAGCTGATGCTCAATTAAAAATATTGGGAACTAAGCTTACTATGCAACAACCAAGGTTTGAAGGTCCACAATCTGATAAAGATACAGCTATGTATCAAGCTGCTGCTGGTGATATTGGTAATCCTAATATTCCTATTGCAACTAGAGTGGCATCTTTAAAAACAATGATTGATTTGTCTAAAAAATATTATCCTAACGGTGATTGGGATTCTGTTGATTTATCAGGTCCTGTAATTAAAAAGAACTTTTTAGGTGGTACTGTTGGTTTAGGTGCAAGACCATTAACTGCTGAAGAAAAAAAATCCGAACAAACAGGTCAATGGAGAGTTAAATAATGGCTGAAAAAGAATATACAGTTGTTGCTCCTGATGGTAAAGAAATTACTTTGATTGGTCCTGCAGGGGCAAGTCAAGAAGAAGTTATTGCACAAGCTCAAAAACTGTATAAGCCTACAGCATCTACATCTCCTGTTAAATCACAGGAAACTAATCCTGTAATGGATAAGTTAAAAGCTTTGTATGAAGTACCAACTACTGTTGTTACTGGTGCTGTAGCTCCATTCTTAGGTGCTGGTAAAGGTATTATTCAAAACATTAGACAAGGCACTAATGAAAGAGTTGATCGACCTGAATTAGCTCAAGAGTTTGTTTATCAACCTACATCACCTGTTTCTCAAGACATTCTTGAGTCTATGGGTAAAACATTAGATTCAGCTAAGATTCCTGCTTATGTGCCAGGTGCAGGTGATTTAGGTAGGTCTGTAAAACAAGGGTTACAATTTAATCCATTGCCTTCTTATGCTTTATCTAATGTTAATAAAGTTAAACCTGCTGTAAATAGGTTGGCAGAAGCATTAAGAGAAGAGCCAACATCAACTCTTTCTGGTGTTGGTGCTGCTAAAGTTCCAGAAGCAGAAACAAGAATTCAAATGGCTCAAAATTTGAGAGTTCCTCTTAAATTAACAAAAGGACAGGCAACTAAAGATTTAGGTCAATTACAATTTGAAGCTGAAACAGCTAAAACATATCCTCAAGATGTGGGGAAACCTTTAATTGAAAATAAGTTAGATCAAAATCAAAAAATATTATCTAATTTTGATGCTTATGTAGAGGCTACAGGTGCTGAAATTGCCGCACCTAATAATTTATATGAAGTAGGTAAAATTGTTGATAAAGCATTAGTAACAAAAGCAAAACAAGCTAAAACAGAAATTAAAAATGCTTATCAAAAAGCTAGAGATGCTGGTGAAACTGCTGAATTGGTAGATGTAACCCCTGTGCAAAAGTTTTTAGCAGGTTTGGAAGCAGAATCTATCAATGCACCAATTATTAAAAGTGCTGAAGTTAAGCTTAATAGTTTGGCTAAAGATGGAAAGTTGTCTATTAACGACCTTGAAGAAGTTAGAAAGATGGTTGGCAATCTATCTGGAAGCACACCTACTAATATGCTTTATGGCAAACAAATTAACCAACTAATTGATTCAACAACAGAAAATTTAGGTGGTCAGTTATACAAAGATGCTAGAGCATTAAGAGCTAAATATGCTAGAGAATTTGAAAATGTTGGTGTCGTAGATAAATTATTAAGTAAAAAACCTGGCACTACTGACAGATCAGTAGCTCTTGAAGATGTATTTAATCATTCAGTTTTAAAAGGTTCGTTAGATGATGTAAGGGCTATGGGTAGAACTTTGAAGAAAGCTGGTCCTGAAGGTGAGCAAGCATGGAAAGAATTGCAAGGTCAAACTATTGAACAAATGAGAGAAGCTATTACTAAAAATATTGCTGAAGATGCAATTGGCAATAGAACAGTATCTCCTAAACAATTTGATACATTTGTAAATAATTTAGATAGAGATGGAAAATTAGATTATTTATTTGGTAAAAAAGGTGCTCAAGAAATTAGAGATTTAAGAGATACTGCTATTACTGTATTGGCAACTCCACAAGGAATAAATACATCTAATACTGCAAGTGCTTTAACTCAAGCATTAGATAAAATTAAATCTTCTGCATTAAGCAAAATTCCTATGGCTGGACCATTATTTGAAGTTGGAGCAGAAGCATTGGAAAAGAAAAAAATTGCTAAACAAGTAGAGCAATCTTTAGAATTTAATCCTAAAGATTTGGCAAAAGGATTAAAAAAGGAGAATAAATAATGAGTCGTAATGGTAGCGGTACTTACAATTTACCTGCTGGCAATCCAGTAGTATCAGGCACAACCATAACATCTTCATGGGCTAATAATACCCTATCAGATATTGCTACTGCTCTTACAGGCTCTGTTGCATCTGATGGTCAAACTCCAATGACAGGTGAGTTGTCAATGGGCACAAACAAGATTACAAGCCTTGGAACTCCATCTGCTTCTACTGATGCTTCTACAAAAGGTTATGTAGATACAGCTATTGCTACTCAAGCTACTACAGATGCAGGTCTTTATTTAGCTAAAGCATCTAATTTGTCTGATGTGGCAAATGCAACAACAGCTAGGGGAAACTTAACTGCTGCTAAATCTGGTTCAAATAGTGACATTACAGAACTAACAGGTTTAACAACTCCATTGTCTGCATCTCAAGGTGGTACAGGTGCATCATCATTACCTGCTGGTGGATTAGTTGGTGTTACTGCAACTCAAACTCTTACTAACAAGACTTTGACAACTCCTATTATTAGCACTATTTCTAATACAGGAACATTAACATTACCAACTTCTACTGATACTTTGGTAGGTAGAGATACAACTGATACTCTTACAAACAAAACATTAACATCACCTGTATTAAATTCACCAACAATTAGTGGAACTCCTACTGTTTCAGGTAGCTTGATTGTTCAAGGTACTGCTGTTACTGCAAGTGGAATAAATATTGATTTTACAAGTATTCCATCATGGGTAAAAAGAATTACTGTTATGTTCAATGGTGTTTCAACTAATGGATCAAGTGCTATTTTGGTAAGACTTGGCACAGCAGCTAGTATTCCAACAACAGGATATAACTCTAACTCTTTAAACTTAAATGGTTCAACTCCAACTTACTCTAGTGCTGGATTATTAGCAACATCAACCATTTCTAGCTCAGGAACTTACTATGGCTCAATGGTAATTAGTAATGTTTCAACATCAAGTAATGGTTGGGTTTCAACTGCTAATATTGGTGGTACTTCTACTGCATCAGGAGCATTGACAGGTGGTGTTGCTGGTGGTGGTATTACATTAGCAGATACTTTAACTAGAATTAGAATTACAACTGTTTCTGGTGATACATTTGATGCTGGAACTATTAACATTTTGTACGAGTAAATCATGGATTTAGACCCAATAAAAGTCGGAGTAATGTGGCAAAAGGTGGAAGTAATGGAATCAGAGGTTGCCGAACTTCGTAAAGATGTAAAAGAACTTTTAGCTTTAGCCAACAAATCTCGTGGTGGTTTTTGGATGGGTATGACCATTGCATCAGGTGTTGGTGGTTTAATCACATATATAACTAGCCATTGGGGCAGATAATGTTTCCATTAGCCGAGGTTTTAAGCATTGGTAGCAAGCTGATTGACAAGCTTATTCCTGATCCTGAAGCCAAAGCAAAAGCTCAAGCAGAACTATTAAAAATGCAACAAGATGGTAGATTAGCCGAGTTGCAAGCTGACAATGTAGAAGCTCAAGAAATTAGCAAAAGATGGCAAGCTGACATGGATTCAGATTCTAAGCTATCTAAAAACATTAGACCTATGACTTTGGTCTACATTTTGACTGCTTATCTTATTTTTGCTGTAGGCTCTGCTTTTGGATTAAATGTCAATGAAAGATATGTAGAGTTATTAGGTCAATGGGGTATGTTGGTTATGTCTGCTTATTTTGGTGGCAGAACTCTAGAAAAAATCATGGAAAAAAAGAATGCAACTAAGCCCTAATTTTACCCTTGAGGAGCTAACTCATTCTGATTTGGCTGTTAGAAAAGGTATAGATAACAAGCCTGGTATGCTTGCATCATCTAATTTAGTTCGATTAGCCCATTTACTAGAACAAGTAAGAAAATGCCTAGGTAAGCCTATTATTATTAACTCAGGATTTAGATGCAAAGCTTTAAATGATGCTGTAGGCTCAAAAGATACATCTCAGCATTTACAAGGCTGTGCCGCCGATATTCGAGTTTCAGGTATATCACCTGATGATATAGTTAAAGCCATTATTCAGTCAGATATTCAATTTGATCAACTTATCAGAGAGTTTGACTCTTGGGTTCATATTTCTGTAACAAACAGAGCAGAAGATACCCCTAGAAATCAAGTGCTTATCATTGACAGCAAGGGCACAAGACCTTATTCTTAATCCTTTAGGGGGAAAGATGAAGTTAGTAACACCACAAACTGTTCAAGCAGTCTATGAGATGCTAATTCAGCTTCCACCTTTTAGTCGTTGGAATTTACCACCATCTAAACAAGTAGTGTTTGAGGTACATAAAGACCCTACTTGCTTGGGTGAGTATGAGCCAGAGCCAAATACTATTCGGATTTCAGAAGCTAAGAATGGGCATTTGGATACTGTTGTTAAAACTGTAGCCCATGAGATTATTCACATGAGGCTATACCTAAAGGGTAGCAAGTCTTGGGATAAGCACGACAAAGTTTTTAATGATCTTTCTCATAGAATTGCTATTACTTTAGGATTTGACCCCAAGGAATTGTAATGACGAAAGAAGCTTGCACAGAAGCAGAATTCATAGAAATATTCAAAGAACTCAAATCCCCACAAGCTGTAGCAAACTATTTAGGTGTCAATGTCAGATGTGTTTACAGACGAAGAAATCATGTTGAGAAAAAAGGTATAAAACTACCTACTCATAATATTACTGGGAATACAAGAGAGTTCAAAAAAGAAGAAGTCCAACAAAAGCTACAGCAAAGACTTGAAGCTACTCGCCATTCTGTCAGACGAGGCACAGTCTTAGAAAAAGGTAGAGTTCTAGTATTCTCAGATGCTCATTTCTATCCTGATGACGAAACAACAGCTTTTAGAGCATTGTTAGAGTGCATTAAAGAATTCAAGCCTGAAATCATTGTATGTAATGGAGATGCCTTTGATGGTGCTTCTATTAGCCGACATCCTCGAATTGGATGGGATAGCAAGCCTACAGTTAAGCAAGAGCTAGATGCCTGTCTTTATCACATGAATGAAATTGAGAAAGCCTCAAGATTTAAGTCCAATCTTATTTGGACTCTTGGTAATCACGATGCTCGATTTGAAACCTATCTAGCTGCTAATGCTCCTCAATATGAAGGGGTGCAAGGATACTGTTTAAAAGACTTTTTTCCTACATGGCAACCTTGTTGGTCTTATTGGATCAATGACAATACTGTGATTAAACATATGTGGAAAGGTGGATTCTCAGCAGGTCGAGCTAATACCCTAAATTCTGGTGTCAATATGGTGACAGGACATACTCATAATATGGCTGTGCAACCTTTAACAGACTACAAAGGAACTCGTTATGGAGTCCAAACAGGTATGTTGGCTAATCCTGATGGTGAGCAGTTTGTAGACTATACCCAAGATGGATGCAAGGATTGGAGATCAGGTTTTGCTATGCTGACTTTTGACAGAGGACAGTTGTTAATGCCTGAATTAGTGCAAGTTTGGGATGAGGAACAAGGGGAAGTGCAATTTAGAGGGAAGATTTGGGCTGTTTAATTTGTATCATAAACTATACAAAACAGCCTAATTGTATAGAATTGGGTGCAATTGGGTGTTAAGAAACAACCTTAAGGATTCCACCTAGATACATAGCAACTGCTACAGCCTCTACAGTAAAGAGAGCATAGTCTTTGGCTACCAACCCCTCAACAGTCCAAAGAAAACTGCCTATAAGCCCAAATATGAGGTTTAAAGGGTATATATTTAAGCTAGTCAGGGCTATACCTGTAAGGCATAACCCTGTTCCAATCCATTTATTCATTTTTTATTTTTTAGTTCCTCAATTTCTTCCTTGCATTGTTTTAATTGCTTTTCACTTAACTTTGCTTGAGTTTCCCAAAACTTGATTTCACCATTTAAGAATCTAATCTTATGTTTCAATCTTTGAATTTCTAAACTATCATTCATTTAATCCCATGCCTTTCTTCTATTGCTCTAGCAACATTCATAGAATACTCATCAATAGTCATATCTTGGTTATATTCGACAACTTTCACAACTTCTACAACTTTGTTATCTTCAAGAGGTTTCTTTGTTTTGTATGGGTTATTCATGCTAAACAATTGCCTTAAAAGTATTTCAGCTTCAACAACTGCAACTCTGTGTTGTTTTCTTACAACATAAGTTTCATTTTGATTCTTGGCTTTCAAAAGTTCTGCCAATCTATCTGCCAAATCAATAGGATCAATAATCATGGAGCTAACCTTTGGCAAGAATAAGCAATTCGACCAATTCTGAATTTGCTCATGATGGCACAATCTTCAGCAATGAAAAAATAGCCCATGCCACTACCCACTAAATTGCCAACCATAAAAACAACAAATACAAACAGAATGTTTCTTTGGATTCTTTGAAAAGTATTTTTAATCATTTTTTTCATTAATAGGGTTAAACATCCAAGCTGCTGCATAGTCTGGGTGAGGAATAAACTTAATCTTTGTTCGTCTTTCAAATTCACCTGTTCTTTTCTTATGTCTGTCGTTGTATTCTTTTTGAGTGAAAGGTAATGGCTTAATAACATCTGGAAAGTTCCCTGTCATGTAATAAACAGCATATGAACCTTTGTTTCCTCGTTCATATCTAGCTATGTGAATTTTCTTTTTGATTCTAAGTTCTGTGATGTATTTACATACAGATTTGACATTCATTTTGACTGCATCAGCCATCTGATGTCTATTCATTGGCTGAACAGCCATTTTGCTTAATAGAAACTCTATTTTTTTAGATTTTTCAATATCAATATTTCTCATATAAACACCTTAAAGTTTTTTGTGAATTTCTGCATGGCAATTCAAACATACCAACTTACATTTTTCTAGCTCTTTTAATTGTCTTTCAAACGACCTAGTGTTTCCTTTTGCTGAAATGCCAAATTCTTTTTCTTTTGGGTCTAAATGATGAAATGCTAATGCTCCAACATAATCTTTATATCCACAGATATAGCATTCACCACCTAAAGCTTCTACAAGTTTTTTCTTAACTTCTTTTCGCCTTTTTGTAACCCTTTCAACATTGCACTTAGAGCATCTAAGCCTTTTGTTTGAATTTTGACCAATAAATTTAAAGGTTACTAAACCATGTGTTTTGCATATTTTTTGTGTCATTGTGATAAACCTCCTTTGTTAATCACAATATAACATACTTTACCTGGCTCCGCATCAGAGAATCGAACTCTGCTAACCATGGATTAACAGTCCAGCCCATGCACCTTGCTCGGGTTCTGCGGATTAGTGGGGTACTCGTTTCTTTACACTTTCCCCCTAAAATTATCTACAAACAGTTACCCAATGGCAACCTGCTGGACCACATACATATTGTTGCCAACAATTAGCCACTTGAGCCATTGCACCAACAGAAACTAATAATGTAGCTACAAATAATGCTTTTTTCATAATTAACTCCTTAAAAAGGAACAGAATCGTCTGCAATATCAGCACCACCTTTTAATGGTGATTGACCAATTTCTTTCTTTTGCAGATCGTTAAAATACAACCATCCATCAAAGCCAACAGGCAATGCTTCAAGCTTAATCATTTGACCTTTGGCTGTTTCCATGAGGACACCAGCTTTAACATATCGAGTCTTTTCTTGACCTTCTTTGTTAGTATAAGTGCCACCCTTTGCTACTATTTCTTTAATTACTGCCATGTTTAACACCTTTCAATTTAGTTAAAGTTTCTTCTAATTCTGCTAAGAAAGCAGTTACTTCTTTCTCAAGATTTGCAATGTATTCATCATCTCGATCAACTCGAACAACAAATAATTGTAAATCTTCAGGAAGTCTTGGGTCAAAGCTTACAAAGTCACACCATTGTCTGCCTGTGCAAGCCATCTGAGTCATCATTTGTGGAATATATTTGCTAGGTGCTTTACCACTAAGCAAGGTATCAATATGAGTCTTAGAATTAGGGCATTTAATTTCAAGAAGCCCACTATCACCAATAAGCCCATCAGGGCTACAACCAAAATTAGGAATGCTAGGGTGGTCAATAAAGCCTTCTTCATCAACTAATACTCCTTTAAAAGCTTCATATGCCATTCTTGCTTGAGGTTCTGTATCAGTACCCCATTGCATAGCTTCATTCTGATAAAACTCAGCTTGTTGCCCTGTAAGTCTTTCTACAACTAGATCAGCTAAATAATTAGCCCTAGATGCACTTGGTCCTGTCTTAGTTTTAGCCAATACATCAGCAACTTTACTAGCAGTTACCTTGCCTAATCTGGCTTTAAACCATTCTTCTGTTCGTTGTTCCATTATCTATCTCCTAACCAAAGGATTAGCCATACAAAAGCTAACCCTGACAAAAAACCTAATAAAAGGACTAGAACAATCATTCTAACTCATCCATTTCTTGAAGTATAGATGCTAGTTTGTCTGCATATTTACTGCAATTCATAGCACAAGTTCTAGCTGTAGCCCATTCACCTTTAAGGCAATAGTTGTGAAGCATTTTTACTTCAGCTTGTAGATCAATCCATACATGGGCATAATCTTTATCATAATCAATCATTTACTTAACTCCTTTTTCTTAAGTTCTTTGGCATCATTGATAATTTTCAATGCTTCTTTGTCTTTGCTTGCTACTTTGTATGCCTGTGCAAAAGCTGTTTTTAGCTCATCCATATTAGTTGTAATGGCAATAGCTTCAACTAATGGTTTAGCATCTACAATTGGTTCACTAGCATCTAAAGCATCATGTTCAACAATTTCCATAGCTGTAACCCATAAATATCTTCTAGTATAGGTTTCTACAGCACCAAGGTTTTGGATTGGATGGCAACCTTTAAGATTAGCTTCAGCCATTGGGCTAGTAATCTCAATTTTGCTACCATCATCTACTGAAACAATAGTCAATGTAGCTAACTCTTTTCCAAAGCTAATAACACCACAAAGACCATTATCTGCAAATAGTTGATTAATGGTTGGCAAAAAATCACCAAGTTCAAAATACTGATAACCAGCAAATTTATTATGACCAGATTTAGTCAGTTTAGTACCTTGCAAAGCTAATCTAGCCTTGTTTAATTTTGAATATACATTCATTTTTTTCTCCTATAAACACTAATAATTAAAGACCGCCAAACAAAATATAAAGATAATGACTTACTGCATCCTGACAT